TTCAAAATATAGTCGTCAAACGTCTTTTCGTTGATGGTTTGTTTTACGACCTTGATAGGTTTCTTTTGTTGTTCTCCTGACGCGTCTGTATCTTTGTCGGTCACAATGCCACAAATCGCAGAAATTTGGTAACGTCGGATGTACGAGCAAGCCGAACCGAACACCTGGAAATCGTTCATACCTTTCAATGAAACGTCTTGCGGAATGTCGGCAATGCTTTCAATGGTTTCACCGCTTTCACAATGGAAAAGAACGGTTTTGATTTGTTGCCCTTGAATCAATTGCGTAAATCCAAGACCGTTTTTTGCAAGTAGTGGATTGATTGTTTCAAAGATTGTTTTAAGGTCGGCGTAGGTGTACCCGTAGCCTTTCGTTGCTTTGTGGATTGTTGGACATTCTTGTTGAAATGATGCCAAACTTTGATAAATGTTTTTCATGGTTGTTTGTTTTTTAGGTTAAAAATAATAAAAATTTAAATATCGACTTCAAAAATCTGACCGAATGCGCTGATGTTTTCAAGGCTTGTTTCGATTGATTCAAATTCTTTTGTCGTGGTGATGACTTTGCCGTTCAATTGAAGTACAAAATTCTTTGTCGGTCGTGAATACCAAATTGAAATAATATCGTCAAGTCGGTTTGATAGTTCGATTCTTTCGTATCGCAATAAACGTTTTTTCATGGTTATGAGTATTTATGTAAACGTTCGTAATCACGCATTGAGTCAAATTCAAAATCTTCATTGCAATCGTTCGGTTCGGGAATTTCCTTTTCTTCAAATTCAATGTCAGCTTTCAAATCATTTGTCAAGTTCATTCGATTGACGGGGATGCCATCAATACACAAAACACCGTCGTGATTTTTTTCAGCGGTTGCAATTGGTTGCATTTCGTCGTCGTTGATTTCAACGCATCCCGATTCGTAATGTGCAAAGAGTTCAGTACCCTCCGAAAATAAAACTTCTTGAAATGTTCCTTTTGTGGCTTTCCAAATGGTCGCCTCGTCAAGTGATGCGGTTGCTTTTACAATTCCGCTTTGATTTGATAAAATAAAAATTGTCATTTTGTTTGTTTTTTTTTGGTTGTTGTCAAATATATATAAAAAAATAAATATAATCCTATTTTTTTATTAAGAAATTTCAAAGTTCAAATCAATTTTTTCGTCTTTGTCCAGGTGCAACCCAATCGAATGGGCGAAATACTTTGTCGATTCTTTGAGAATTTGCAAGTCGTCGTGACTGATGTTTGACAAGCTGACGTTTTCAAGATCCGAATACCATTTCAAAAAGTCATTGAGTTCATCGCGACACATTAACGTTCCATCGTTCAACAATTTTTTGTGAATCAAATCACGAATTGCAAAATAATATTTGACGTCTTGTTTGCTTGCTTTCATTTTAGTCATTTTCAAAATAGTTGTTTTGATGTGAATTTAATCGGGGTTGTGGTTTATTCCATTGCGTTTCATCTTGCAACGCTTGCACAATCATAATCACATTTGATTCGGTCGATTTCAATTGACGTTGATTTTCGCTTGTCTTTAAAATGTGCGCGTAAAATTCAAGGGTTTTTTTGACGTCGGAATAATACGCAAACTTTGAATCAAGGGTTTTCGGCAAACGTTTCCAATTCTCACGCAAATAAATTCGTGCTGCGTTGATTGTCATAGATTCAATTTTAAAATTATCTTTTCAAGAACTGCAACCGTGATTGAATTACCCGCTTGCTTGTATGCCTGGGAATTGCTGACAACGGAAAAATCAAACGTTTCAGGAAAATCTTGAAGTCTGAAATATTCAAGTGGAGTTAAAAATCTTATTTCAGTTGGTGATTCATCCCACTTAATATAGTTATTTGTAATCACTCCCTTTCCGTGCTTTGTATTCAATGCCATTGCATAAGAAATTGGATTAATTAATTTAAAACGTTCTCCAAAATCACCTTTTTTATTTAAAAAAGAATTGTAAATTTTTTGATCTAAAAAATACTTTTGATCAACTTCTTTTTCAAGAACGTCTTTTAATCGTTTTGTCAAATGTTGCTTTTTTGGAAACCTGAAATAATTATCAACGTCGTCACGGATACCTATCAAAAAAACGCGTTCCCTATTTTGTGGCACTCCGTAATCTTTTGAATTCAAAACTTGCCAATACAAATGATAATCAAGTGCGTCGTCATGCGGAAATAAAACGGGCAATCCGTTCACGCTTTTCCCGCCCAACATATCAACCCATTCTTGAAATGTTCGACCTTTGTCATCCGACAACAACCCCTTGACATTTTCAAAAATGAAATATCGAGGTTTATTCACTTTGATAAACTCGTGAGAATTAAAAAACAAAATCCCCCTTTTATCGGTTTTACCTTTTCGTTTTCCAACAAGACTAAACGCCTGGCAAGGCGGTGAGGTCATGTAGATGTCAAGACTTTCTTCAGGAATGTCACGGTCATATACGTCTTTTGGAAAATATGACGGTTCACCGTGATTGTGTGCATAGGTTGTTCGTGCAAATTTATCCCAATCACACGCAAAAATTCTTTCGTGTTCAAACCCTTTCGCATTGCATACCCTTTCAATGGCATAATCAAAAGCACCAACCCCCGAAAAATCCGAACCCGTTGTGATTGTTTTATAATAATTTTCTTCACTTTCATAGGAATCACCATCCTCACAATTTTTACAAACATCTAAATTCATAAAATTTTTGTTGGTCATTATACAACTATAAAAATTGAATTTACAATCAATTTTATTTTTCATCTTTATAATGTTTTGATTGTTTCAATTCTTTTCGGTCACTACTTCGCAAACTATGATCGTTGTGACGGTCTTGTGTTGACTTGTTGATGAATACTTGCGTGCGTTCTTCGACGTACTGATTAAACCAATCCAATATTGCGACAATGTTCAACACCCCATAAAGTTGACCGTATTCACCCCGCTTTGCTTTTCTAAGTACAAAACAAATTTCAGTCATTGAAAGAAAATAAAACATCGAATGTATTTCAATGGCGATTTCTTTGATTTGGTATTTGCTCAACGGTTGCCCTACGTTGACCGATTCAGAAAGTGACGCAAGATGCACTTCAATCAATGCAAGAACGGAATCCATTCCGATATGTTTTGAAGATAGTGCAAGACTGATTTCGTCGTTTTCAATCGCTTGGATTGATGTCTTGATGTGACGCAATGACGTCAGCACTTTCAAAGGATCATATTTTTGTAGATATGCAACCTTGTCAAATTTAACAATTTCATTGTTTTCCTTTTTGATGATTTCATTGTTTTCCATATAGTCGGGTTTTTAGTTCATTCATATATTCAGCATTGACACCGTCACCGCGTTTTTTGTTTCCCTTGATTGGGGTGTCGTGTTCCTTTTGTTTCCAGGTAGCAAGTCGTCGCGCCACATTAAAAGGTTGATTTTTGGAATATTCAAACCGCATCTTTTTGCCGTTTTCATTATGTTCCGACCAATATAAGAAAAAATTGTTCAACGTTTGTTTGCCGTAGTCGGTCAAATAAGGCTTCAATGAATTGGCAAATTTTAATTTGCGCGCTTCAATATCAAGTTCTTTCCCTTTCTCTTTCTCTTTCCCTTGTTCTTTCCCTTTCTCTTGTACTTGTACTTGTTGGGTAGGGGTGTTCAACCCCCCTTGCGTAGGGGGTGCGGTAGGGGGTACGGTAGGGGGTTCAATACCCCCTTGCAATTTGTTGCCCGTCTTGTCCTCATATCCTTTGATTTGCGTGTCGATGCTATTGGTTTGACTGATGTATGCAAACTTTGCCATTCCTTTGAGGTCGTGCGGTTTGACGCCTAAAAATTGACGGTCAAGTAATGCATCCATGAATTGAACTTTGTCTTTGTCGTTGAGTTCATTGTATACGTCGTAATAACTACGGAAAAAATTGAACCCTTTTCGTTTGGTTAGTTTCATTTAATTTTGTTTTTGTTCGGCTAATTTAAAAAAATCATTTCATTTCAACGTTTATTTCTTTGGTCACTTGTTCCAATTCGGAAACGATGTCAACGTAATATTGCGATTCAGAAACGTCAGCGTTGCGCAATAGATTGTCAAGTTTGGGTTCTAAGAATCGCAACGTTCGATTCATTTCTTTTTTGAATTGGTGCTTGTAGATGACCGAATCATGGAGGTCGTCAATGCAATGAATGATTGCTTGCGAATGCAAAAACAAACGAAGTATTTTTGTCGTTTGGTCAAGGTCGGTTTCAATCATTGGTTTGTCTTTTTTGGTTTGAAATTTTAGGTTGCAATTGAACCATGTCTTCAATTGTCATTGATGTGCCAATGTACTTCGCGGTCTGATAGCCGACATTGTATCGTTCCATCGTTTGATCAATTACCGAGTTCAATTTTTTATTGCCGTGAATGTAGTCACGCAAAAAGTCAATTTTGATTGCTTGCACTTCGGCAAATGTTAATTCCATTCTTTTCCTCATTTTATCTTATTTTACTTTTTTAATTGATTGAATGCGTTTTCATATACTTCATTGAATGTTGCACGTTCTTTAGGTTGTATCGTGCGGGCTATTTTAAGCGTGTTTAATTGTTTCTTTGGTGTGAATATATTGTCGGGAACTTTGACGTTGTTAGACGGGTTAAAAAAGGCGTGAATTTTTTCTTGATTTTTCATGTTGTTGGGTTTTAATATAGGGCGGTTTGACGCGCCCTTTTTGATTTGTTAAATTTTTAAAATTAAATTTTGTCTTCAAACAAATAAATGTCATCAGTCATTTTGGTTATGGACAAGACAATTTTATCCTTTCCTTTTTTTAGATTTTTCAATTTAGGAAAAAACATTTCGCAAAAAATGCGTGAATCGAAACGCATATTTTGTTTCGGGTTGTGACTGTTGTATAAATTCAAACTGTTGTCCTTTTCATTTGTGAATACAACACAAACCTTTTCGCCTATCTTGCCGATCTTGATTCTTGATTTGTCTGTTTTGATGTCTTGCGAAAACGTTGTTCCGTAATTCTTAAAACGACCGTCAAGGTTAAACCAAACCGACGCCATGTTTCCTCTTAATCGATGTCGTTGTGACTTGTTTTCTACTTCAATAAATTCAATTAAGTCTTCCATTTTATTTTGATTTTTGATTTGTTACTTGTTTAATGTGCTTTTTGTAAATGGTCAACCGACGGTGTTGGATGGTTTGTTCAATGTGTCGGCAAAACGATTTGAAAAGCATTTGATATCCTTGATCGTTTGCACATTTATGACTGACCTCTAAAGGATAGGAATTTAATTTTCGACCGTTTAATGAAAGCAATTTGATTGATTGTTTCGCAGTCAACCCCGCGTGCAATTGTAAACAATAAACCTTGACCGCATCACGGTGTTGAGGTTCAAAGTTCCAATTTACTAAACGAATCACGTCGTCAATTGTTTCATTGTTGTCAAATAATTTTTTGCGTTTTTGTCGCCCTGGAAAGGTGACTTGATTGATTTGTTTTTTCATTTGGTTTCAATTTGGTTATGGACAAATATAATAAAAAAAACGAATGTACAAATCAAGACATGAAAAAAGCGCACCGTTGCCGATGCGCTTAAACCTAACTAACCTTTGAAAAAACAAACTACTTTATCAGTAGATAAACAAAGTTACTTAAAATAAATGAACCAAGCTCGCTTTTTGTCCTTGTTTCTTATGAAAAATAAAACCCTCGATTGCTTTTGGTGAGTGCTGATAACCTTTTATGTGATGCCAGGAATCAGTTCCCGACGGTGATCGGGTTGTAATTATGCACACACTAAAATGATCGCGTTGGATGCGATGATGCAAATGCCCCGTAAAAATATAGCGATGTTTGCACTTTGTCCAATCCTTTGATTCGTGCGCCATCAACATTGGGAGGTCGGCAGTTTTTGCGCCGTCGCCGTGAGTCGCGCCAAAAAGATTCTCATACCAAGAAAAATATTTCCGATGGGCAATTGAACAATCAAATGTCACGTCTTTGCATTGGTTAAAATGTGCTTCGATTAGTTGAGCAAGATGAAAACCGCTCTGGTAGTCGTGATTCGACGGTGCGTGAATTACATGAACGGGTGCAACCGCTTTCAATTGATTAATCAAATCTACATACAAACGCACTCCCGTCAAAAAGTTGTCATACCAATTCCCGTCAGTTTCTTGCAATGTGCCTTTTGTCGTCTTGCTTGGTGTGTCGGTGTGCAAAATATCGTTTCCAATAATCAAAAGAATTTTTTCAATATCCCAACCGCTTGATTCTTGCAAGATTCCGTTGACGCCATCTTTCACCCTTTTGACCGCGATTTGTTGGTTGTAATCTTCACCCGTTTCAAATGAACTGCAAAGTTTTCCAAGATGAATGTCGGTCGGTGATACGACCAAAAGGTGACCGTCTTTTGATTTGGTTCGTTTTTGTGTTGGGTAATTTGGCGCATAATCTTTGAACTCTTTGATTAATGATTCTTGCAGCTGTTCAAATTGTTGCGTCGTTTGATCTTTGAATTTTGGGTTTTTGAAAAACAAACTTGACCGATCCGATTTGATCCATCCGTGCTTGACGTCTTCAATTGGTATTCCTTGTTTGATGCTTTCGTCTTTTATGCGTCGAAATTCCTGAATGATTTCTAATTCGTCATCTTTCAAACGGAGTCGTTTATTTGCCATATCGATTGATTTTTTTGTTTGCTTCAAAATAGATATATATCAATAGCAAAATCAAAATCGAAAACACCACAATCCACCAAGAACGATTTTTGTTTTTCGCTTTGGCTTCGGTGCGTTCAATTTTCTTGTCTTGAATTGACAATTTGAAATCGCGTTTTGATTCTTTTTTTTCTTTTCTGTATTCTCGACGTTTGTCTTTGCGGGTGATATATCTGACTTCGCCCTTTTTGGTCACAACCCTTTCAATGGTTTTTGTGATTTCGATGAACACCGTGTCGTTTTTTGTGTATTCAATGACTTCGATAATGGTGTCGCGGATGGTGTCGGCGCGGTGTGTTATGACTGCGCCCTTGTCGATTGCTTTTTGCGTTTGCCTCTTTGCTTTATTGATATGAAATTGAGGTGAACAAGCAACATTGAAAAGAACAATGATGATCAAGTATCTCATTGCTTGTAAATATAGCAAGAATTTACGATAGTATCAATCAATCTTTTCTTGTAATCTTCGGAAAGCATCAATTTTGCGCTTTCTTTATTGTCGTGAAATTCCGCTTCAATCAGTATTGCGGGGCAATTGGTCGCCCTTAAAACGTAAAAGTTGCCATTCTTGACACCTCGCCATTTTGAAACCCCATCAAAGTTCTTCAAAAAATTTTGTTCCAGGATGTCGGCGAATCGTTTTGAATTCATTGACGCGGTCGGTGCAACAAAGATTTCGTTTCCGTGTGCGCTTGCCCAATCAACACCGTTTCCCGATGCGTTTGAATGGAGTGAAATGTAAACACATGAACGGGTTCTTGCATATTGATTCGCACGGTTCACCCGGTCGGTCAATGAAATGTCACGCCAATCGTTGACAATGTCAATCGCATCCATCCCCGCATCATTTAAAGCCTGAACCAAACGACGCGCATTGTCGCGGTTGTTTACCCCCTCAAATAAAACATACGGTGAACCATTTGCAAAGGTGCGGTCATCCCAACGGGGTGATCGTTTGCCACTTGTCACATATTGCCCCGCACGGTCGTGTTCATTTGGGTATGTTCCCCCGTGACCTGGATCCACTAAAAAAAGAATTTTTTTCATGATTCAGAATTTTGATTGTTGCTTTTGATTCGTTCATAAATGCCACCGCCCGCAAGCAATGACAAGAACGTCAGCATTTCCGCAAGTACGAATTCAAAGTTTTCTTGATTCGTGTAGATATATGTCAAAGGCGTCAACACAAAAACAACCATATAAATGAAGATGAAACGCTTTGTTGACCGTTTTATGATGTCGCTAATATATCCCCAAACGGCGCGCATCGTTATTTGTCAAGTTCACGTTTCTTAATTTTGTTATCAAGCATTTGACCTTTGATGCGATGAAACAAAAAGAAAGCACCACCCAAAGCAAGGAACAACTGCAACCAATCGTTCACTTGCTCCAAAGTTGCCCATTCATATATTTTTATTATACCCGTAGCAACCAGGGAAAAGATACCCCCGATATTCGCCTCATCGCTATCCATTAGATCTTTGAACATTTTAGATTTCTTTCAATGCATTAAGTTCAGCGTATATTTCTAAAAGTTTCGCTTCCTTTTCTGCGATTAATTCTTCTTGAGTTGGTTCATCTACTTCGTGAAATTTCACTTCGACAAGCCCGTTGTCGTCATATATTTCTTCTCTAATTTGTGCCATATTTTTATTTATTTACTTAAATTCTATCGTATAAACATCGTACCTAAATGTGTTAGGGTTTGCGGTTGCGGGAGCACCGTTTGCAAAGGTTTGACCAGTTTGACCCCACATTTTAAACCTCCCACTATTTAAAAGTCCAATAATGAGTGAATCAGCAAAATTTGAACCCATTCCAAGAATTCTACAAGCTCCATTTTTCCCGTGAACACCAAGCCAATATACTTCACCTTTTGTCCAATTTCGATTAACTGTGACTGTTTTATATCCCGTTGTAGACATATCGAGCGCAGCACTTTCATATAGTAAATTTTGTGGTGCGTTAAGTCCATCGTGAGAGTAAATAGAAAGCTTTACTTCATCTCCCGCACTTGCTCCACTACATTGGATTCGCATTTCAGTACTCGAAAAATCTTGACTTGGTATAAATGGAATGTACAAAATCCTATCCGCAAAAGTTTGATTGGAATAATTTTGTCCAGCGTGGTTTGTATTTGCTTGATAAATACCACCAAAATAAGTACCTCCTGGTAATAATTGCATATGATAACCCGAAGTACCACTACCACCGCCAACGGCTAAATCACCACTACCCAAAACAGAACTTCCGTTGATTGTTTTTATGTTTGTTGCACTTACTAAGGTGTCTTGTTTGTCATCAAGTTCACTTTGCAAATCTGTTTGATCGGACAAAGTTCCCGTGATACCACCCCATGACGCACCGCTACCGCCCGATGCGGGGCTAAAACCCGTATTTGTTCTTAAAAAGTCACGGAATGTTGCTTCGGTGTAGTTAGTGCCGTCGTTATCAACCCAATTGACCGTGTCCGATACGGGAATGATTAGTTGTTCACGTTCAACTTGCCCTTCTGAAATCAAAAAGTTTCCCGCAGTTTCTTCGTATACCGTTTTCCCAATTGGAAAAACTCGATCAACATTGTTCGCGTCAGTCACGACAACATAGTTTCCCGCTTTATAAATTACTTTTGCCATTGTTCTATTGTTTTATTTTTGTTTTTATTTTAATTATTGAATGGTATTTCACACAATCCGATTCGTTCAATGTCAACCGACAAACGAATTGACCAACCCGCGGTGTAATCAAGTAAATAATTGTTGTAAACTTGCGCGGGATAAGGTTGTTCCGATTCAAGAACTTTGACCTCATCTTCAAGCCATCGCGTCAAATCTTGGTTTAATATCATTAGGGTGTCATTTAAGACATCTTCTGTATTCTTACGGTCTTTCCGTAGTCTGTCAAGACAATAAACGTTTACATCCAAAGTATTGGCGAATTCTTTCGTGTCAGCACCAACGGGTTCAACAAATAAAATCGGGAATTCAATTTCTGCCGTTGATAGGTTCGGCAGTTGTTCCCGAAATTCAGAAATGAAACGAATCCCGACCTTGTGATTGTCGGCGAATTGCTTCAATAGATTTGTAAATTGTGAATACCCAATCATATGAACAGAATGTCAGAATTGAAATTGTTATCGTCTTGCGGTGCAATGATCGCGGTCTTGTTTTGCTTGTCAATGAATTGCGGAAATTTTGCTTTGTTAGTTCTCAAATAATCAACAAGAAATGATTCATAAAATTCCGCTTTGTTTTCGTAGTGCGTTTTGACAAATCCCGTTTCGGTTAAATCAACGCTTTCGGAATTGTCACCGCTTTGTTTTTGGATTCCTTTGTTCTTTATTTGATACGTCAATTCAACAACGCAATCCGAAGTCGCACGCCACGCGATTGCGGGTTTCATTTTAGAAACAAGAATTTCTTCGTCAGCCGTTAACGTTTGCGCATTGTAAGCAAGCAATAAATGATCGTAAAAATATGAACCAAGAATAGACTGCATCCAGGTGTCAGATGCCACGGTGATGAACGGAACGATTTCATTTGCGTCGATGTTCTTTGTCAACGCGGTCGCTTGCTTCAAATATGCTTCGGTAACGAAATAAGTCAATGCCATGTTTTAATTGTTTACTTTTGAAATTAGTTCTTGCGCAAATTCTGACGCTTCGGTTTCGGATTCAACCAAACTTGCAACCGTGTCACCTCCGTCAACCCTTGGCAAGTTCGCCATCGCACGCACTTCATTCAATGTTAGTGATTCAAGTATTTTATTTGCAAGCAATGGTGACATCGCTGAAAGTATTTCGGCAGTTTGATTGACTTGACTATTGTCACCCTCGACAATAACGTCACCGATAATTTGATACCCATTGATTTGAAATTTGCCTTTTGTGTCAGTTATTTGACAAAGCGTTTGACCGAGTTTTTCCATGATGTCACGAAGCGGGAAAACAACATTTTTTTCCCAAATGCCGTAACTCATTTCAAGTTCTTGCGCATTACCCAAAGAACCCGCAACCTTGATCCCCATGATTGACGGGTTTATTTTGTGAGCAAAACAAATCGAGTCTTTCAATTCTTTTGCCGTTTCCGTGAACAGTTTATCGTTTTGATTTGTCGGTGCGTTTACTACTTCGGGAGTATTTTCAAAACCGTCACCCGTCAAAACTCCGACTTTCCCCGCATTTTCTGCGCCCTCATTCCCTTTCAATCCATCAATGAAACTTTGTTGTTCTTCTTTTGAACCGAATCGTTTCGGTCGTCGTATAAACACCGACGGAAAGATTGATTGTTGTATGTTGTTTTTGTGTAGGAATGACATTTCACCATCAAGGAAACACCAATTCAACGCGCTTGAATACGTTGGAATCGGATAAAAGTCCTGACCTGGTGCATCGTCTTGCATTGTATAAAGTACCTCACCGTAATTTCCCGCGGGGTTGTATGGTTCAATTTGTCTACGCTTGCGACCGTTTGCCCAATCGTCGGAGTATTCAAACGAGCCGTCAAAATTGTATCGTATTTTTGACGGATCGATTCGTGTCATCTTCAAAAATTTACCACTATCCGAAAAATTCATCAATATGTGAATGCGTCGGTGCAAATAAAAGTCACGACATAAAACTTGAAACATTGAATTCAATTTGTTTTTACGCATAAACACACGAACGTCAATGTTGTTCTTTGCACTATCTTCGACGGGTTGAACGTCGATGCCTCCACCCATCACCGCGTTAGTTGTGAAATCTACAATTGAACCATGCAACGGTGAAGTGAAATACATCTGATTGAGCAGTTGCGGAAATAAATTGTCCTGACCAAAAAAAATGACCCCCGTGGATGACCATCGTGATTGAACAAACGGAAGTGATAAGTTCCCTTTTCCAACTTTCAAAAATGGCGTATTGAATGCTTGCGGTGATGTTCTTGCACCCGATCCGTTTGCGTTAAATTCTATTCCGAAAATTTTCATAAATATATATCTGTTAAAATGTCATCACTTGACGAAACGGTCACAATTCCAAAGTTCACGGGTTCACCCACAACGTCGCTAATTGTCGGGTTGATTGTTTCCGATTGCCATGCGGTATAGTAATATTCACCTTGTCGCAATGTGGTCGTCAGTTCAAATTCATTATACCGTTCCTTTGTCGTGCTTGTGTCGGTCGGTGTGAATGATTCGACAACCTCATCCGAAACGTTAAAAATCTCAATCAAATAGTACGGATTTTCAACCGTTGTTTTTGGCGCAAATGTCACAACTACATTTGTTGATATGTCCTTTTCAAGTTTTATCATATCAGTATAGTATAGAAACTGAATTTTGTTTCATAAAAAAAGGGATGAACATTGTCACCCCCTCTTTTGATTGTTTGATTTTTTGGTTTTTTACTGTCCTGTAACGGCAGTATATACGAGTGATGGCACTTCTTTCGCAAGTGAATCATCTTCACCATAGAATGCAACATCGTATTTTGAACCGTCAGCACGGTTTTTCCCTGATCCGCCTCCAATTGTTTGAAGTTGTACATATGGAAAATACCAAATAAGACCGTTTAAATCTTTCACCAAAACATAAAGGTATCGAGAACCCGCGCCCAAAATATTCAAAGCTTTGGATTTTTCTTTCTCTCGTCTTGGTAGCATAATTGAAACCGTTCGGTTGACAACGTCAACACCCGCTTCGATTCCGTCTTGCTTTTCATCTGTATATTCGGAATATCTTCTTTTGACTTGTACGTTGATAGGTGCTGGTGAAACAGTCAACGTCGTGATTTCCCACGTTGATTCGTCTGCAATAACTTCAGTTATATCCTCCATATCACCAACATAAATCTCGTCAATGCCTCCCGAATTTCGTGCGCACCCTAAAGCAATTTCCTCGAGTGCGGTGCAGTTTTGTACTGGCATATTTTTAAAATTTAAAGTTTGTAAATAGGGCGGAACGAATCCCGCCCTTTATTAATTATCTTGTTTTATGCTTATGCACAATCCAATCCGTAAGTCACCCACTCGTTTTCGTCAGCAGTTGCTGAGTCATTTAAGAAGTTGAAACCAACTTTGAAGTCAGAACGCACACGGATAGTTTTGTCACCCGTTGTTTTTGACAAGTCAATCACGTTCAAATCTTCAGGATCTGAAACCAAATCCGCAAGGAATACATAATTGTCAGCTTTTGAAACTGTCATTGTGTTGTCAGACATTCCCGCACATACTGTCAATTTGTATCCAAGGAAATTCAATTCTGGATCTTGCGCCGTGTAAACTTCTGCCGATTGAAGTGCAACCGCTAAACGGTAAGAATCCGCAACGTTTTGAGAAACGCACCAAAGTACATCTTCTTTTACTTGCTTGATTCGTGTTGGAAGTGCATTGTATACCGCAGTTAGTTCAGCGATTACCGTTGAACTGTTGATTGTTGTTCCCGCCAATCTTTGAGCCGTTGGAATTGAAGCACCACAAAGTTGCTTTTCAAGACCGTCACAAAGACCGATGAACGTTGATGGATCATTTGCATCGAAAGTCACATCCGTGTCACCTTGCCACGTTAAAACCTCCAAAAGGTCAGAAACGTTTCTTGATAATTCAGAGTACATAAATGTTGCGTATTCCGCTGGCATCCACTCACCATTCGATCCCGCTTTCATCCAATCCGCAAGGAATGATGTTTCCATTTCATACATACACAAATCAGTTCCGATTTGAATTTTGCAAGGCTCCATCTCTTTTGCTCCAAGCGTTGAATTTCCTCCTTGGTAATCACAATCTCCAGGGAATAACAAAGTACCGAAAGAAAGATTTCCGATTTTTGTTTTCTCTTTGATGTTCAAAACCTGACGGAAATATGAACTTGAACGGTTTTCCAAAAGTGCTTTAGTATAAAATTCTTTTGGATTCACTTGCAACAACGCTTCGGTTGCTACATTCATTGACATTTTTAAATCTCTTGTTGCCATTTTTGTTTTATTTTTGATTTTTGATTCCTACTTTTTTGATGCGCTAAATTTAGCAAACTTCGCAAGTTTTTCACCCATCAAGTCGATTCGACCTTTTGGTTCGTTGCTTGATAGTTGCGTGTTGCTTTCGTCAGACACTTCAACGTCTTCGCTTGCTTCGGCTTTCACGTCTGCAATCATGTCATACAACTCCTTGAACTTCGCGTCAATTTCTTCTTTTGAATAATACGCTTCCATTTCTGCTTCGTCAGCCATTTCAACTTTGACTTCTTCTTCTTTTTCTTCGTCAGCGTATTCCGTTTTTGCTTTCGCTTCAACAACCACTTCTTCTTCTTTTTCTTCGGTCATTTCAACGTCAACTTCTTCTTTTTCTTCAGTTGCTTCAACAACTTCTTCGCTTGCGCTTTCGTCAATTGGAACGATTGAAACAATCTTGTTGCACTTGTATTCGTTTTCTGTTCCCTCGTTTTCGATTACCTCTTCAACGGTATAAACAGAATCCCCAATCGTATGAACGCCAATCGGCAGTTCAATGTGTGCGTGCGGTTTCCCGTCTGCTTCCATTTCGACTTCTTTTTTTTCGTCTATCATTTTACTATTATTTATGGATTTTAGTTTTTCAATTGCCCAATTGACACCCGACGTGCCACCCCAACCAAGCCATGCAACGCGCCCCGCATCTTTCCACGGTGTCGATTTATTTTCTTCGCTGACTTCGGCGTTCTTTTCGTGACGCTTAAATGATGCCATTTTCGCGATTGTGTCACGGCTGATGTTTTCACCCTTACTGATTTGGTTTGCACGAGTCCAACCGATGCGTGTCATTCCCTCAACTTCGTCACCGTATTCATCGCGCCAATCCAAAACTTTTTGTGCGTTGTTCTTTGCGCTTTCAGGATAGTCGTTATAAGTTTCTTCAAACTTGATTTCTGACATTTCCAACATCGCCGAATGACCATGAATTGAGAAACCCGTTAACCCTCGATTTACATAATCGTGATACACGTCTTTATCGGTAAATTGTTGAACTGCAAACCAAGTTCCCTCAGGTACGTCGATTCCGTATTGCGTTTTTGATTTGTCGGTTTCAGGATTCGTCACAAGCCACGTTTCCAATATGTAAGCGGGAACGGTTTTGCTTTCGTCGTGTTCTTCGTTGAATACTTGTTTGCCCGCTTGCTTTTGCATAAAGTCAACGAATACAGATTCAATGAATTCGGTTGTGACTTTGGCGTAGTATTCTTCACCCGTCAATTCGTCTTTTCGATAAATGTTTCCAGGTGTTAAAACGGGCGACGCGATTCGGTGCTTGATGTCGTCTTTGAAAAATACGTTTTTGGTTTGATCACTAAATGCAACGCCTTTGATTTGGATTGCGGGGTTTTCCGTGTTTGCAATTTGAAAGATTGCAAGTTCGGTGTCTTCTTGATATTGTGGATCAATGGAAAGCGTATACGTTGGAATCATAACAATATAGTAAAAATGTGTATTTTTGTATTAAAAATTTAAAACTATGTTAATTTTTAATCTTGAGGGTGAAGAATTTAAATGTCCAACAACGCCCGACGAAATGAGTCTTGCGCAATTTGATGAAATAATTGCAATCAGCAACGACGAATCACTTGGATCAATTTCAAGGTGTTTTAAAATGCTTGAATTTTTTGGTGTTCCTGAAAAGGTTCTTGATAATCTTTCACAAAAAGAATTCGTCGAAGCATACAAAGCACTTGTCGATTATGAAATACCGATTGACATTGAAAAATCTATTGAAGTAAATGGGAGAACATACGAGGCTTACAACGGTGACGAATTTGAATTCAATGCCCGAACAATCGAATTGATTGAAATTGCGCAAATGAAAAATGACAGTCGTTTTGCGTCGTGGGTGATGGCGGTTGTTTACAAAGATGTTGATTTGTCTTGGACAGAACACAAAGATTGGAATCACATTAAGCACAAAGCAAACCTATTCCGAAAAGAATTGACGGGTGCGCACGTCATTCCATTGTTGCCACGTTTGGCACGCCGACAAATGACACAATTGGAAGATGCAATTCAAAAAGATTAATTGGTCAGACGTTTCGATTCGTGACTTTCAAGAACTTCACGACATCATGAACGCAACCGACTTGACACCTACGGGTTTCGTGTTGGAAGTTGCTGACCTTTTCCATGAATTTGATGACGACCTTTCTGAAAAGGATTTGAAAAGCCTGAAAGATTCGATTTCATTTGTATCGACACCTTGCAAACCAAAGGCAAAAGAATCGGTTAACGGTAAACCAATGATGCAATTCAGTCGAATGCCGTTGTCAAACTTTATTGAATTGGATGTCACACTTGTGAAAAATGATTTTTGTGATGCCTTACCGATTTGTGCGCAAATTATTTATGATTTGGGTGACGAAGTTTTTGACTTGCCCGTGACCGATGTGATTGGTGCGGTTTTAAGTTTCGCCGAATATCGTCAAAATGTTTATTCAAAATATCCAAATGTTTTCATGATTGACGACGAAGATGACGTTGACGAAGCTGCCAACATTGAAGATGACGAACCAAAACAAGACGTCGCAACGGGATGGTTGAAAATAGTTTTTTTGATGGCGGAGGGTGATTTAACAAAATACAACGAAATTATTTCATCACCTCACATTTTGGTTTTCAATTGGGCGTCGTTGTCGGATAGTCTAAAATCAAAAAAGGCGTCAGGTAATTGATCACGGTTGATTCATCAAAATGATTTCTGACGGTGTCAATGTGATGTTGTCAAAGTTCAAAAGCGGGTATTCATTTCGAAGATATGCGGAAAAGTAAATCCGAAAACGGTCGGTCGTGTTTGCAAATGATCGTGAATTGATGAAATCATTTGTCACCTGGAAACGTTCGTTCAAATAAACAAGATAAACTTCGGCGTATACTTTGACAGTAAAAGTGTAGTTTGCAGTCATGAACGAAGCGACATTGTAGTCAATTTCGGCGGTGACGTCAATTGACGAATAAAGCGCACCCGTGTCAAGTAGACCTTTTCTACGAATGTCGTCTTTCAATTTTCTTGTGAATCGGCGATCCACGTCTTTGGGTGTTCTAAATGCCATCTATTTGAATTGTGAATCAATTATATCGCCAAAGTACCAATCAACCCATTTGTCATATACTTTGTCAAGTGCTTCTTGCACTCGTGGTCGATTGAATGTTTTGTCGGTTATATCTCGCGGTTCAATGTGTCGCGTTCCCTTATCTACAAAGATATAGTAAAATTGCGAATTCACGTCTTTGATAAAAAAGATGTCACGACCGAAGTCATAACCGACCTTGACTTTTGTCGTGTTCTTCATGCGCCCCGTTCGAACCGCGCCGACCTCAATAATTTGTTTTTTGATTTCGGCGTTTATTGTTCGGGTACAAGCACCCAATTGCGCTATAAATAATTGTCGTGAACTCAAAGGGTGCTATTTTCAAAAATTTGCGCTTGCTTATCTTTTGACGTGTTGAATTGATCTAATGAAATGACCGCTTGCACCGTCTGTTGTTCTTGCCCTTGTGCTTGGAAAAATGTATTCAAACCGTTTGCCTGACCAAACAATTCAAGGTTCGGGGTTGCTTGTGCTTGTGCGCCACCTCCGACACCACCACCGACATCACCACCACCGCCACCGCCACCACTTGACGGCGTTGTTGTTGAACTGAATTTTGTTTTTTTAATATTTCCAATATTGACAAGACCTTTTGCAATGGCAATACCCGCAGCTATTTTCGCACGAATTGGTGAAGTTGGATCACCGAGAGTCAGTTGTGAACTATACGCTTTTTGTGCAGATGTAAAAGTGTCGATTGTAGCCGTACCGATTGACATTGCCTTGTTGATTTGGAACGCCTTTTTTTGTGATGCTTCATTTTTACCCGCAAATAAATTCGCAACATCACCCGCAAGTTGTAAAGTATCTTTAGTTGTTTGTAATATAAAACCTTTTAAATCTTCTTCGCGTTTTTTCTGTTTATTTTTTGCGTCGATGTCGATTTGTTCCAGGTCGTCAACAAGTTGTTGTTTTAATTTCTTTTCAATTTCAATGGTATATAAACCATCCGATTCAAGTTGTGCAATTCTTTGTTCGAAATCGAATTGTGCTTTGGCTTTCTTTTTTTCGTCACCCTCAGTCATCAATGAAATTTCAAGTGCGTCTTTTTTAGCGTAGAAATCAGTCAACTTTTTTAATTCATCTTCTTCTTTTTTCTTGTTGTCTTCTTTTATTTTGTCGTTTTTTTCTTCGTTTGCTTTTACGATTTCAATGTTTGAAGCCATCAACGATTGTGTATATTCTTGTTGAAATTTTTGACGTTCTTTTTTGGTCAAATCTTCGTTTGTTTTCAAATCTTCAATCAATCGTTTATATTTCAAACGGTTCAAATGAAGTTCTTTTTCAACGCCCTCTTGCATTCTTTCAGTTTGCAAATCTTCAAGTTCACGCTGAGCGTTCAATCGGTTTTGTGCGTATTCTTTCGCGTTTGCAATTCGTTCTTTTTGATTGTCTTTTTGCGTATTAGTTTCGTCAATGTCAATCAATACACGATCGGTTTTTAATTGCTCAAGATTGCCTTGCATTTCGGTCAACTTGTCCATTTCTTCGTCGTATAATTTACCTTTTTGCCCCGTTATCCATGACAAATGACGCAATGTTTCCATTTGTGCTTCAATATCTTTTTGGGCAACGTCAATGAGAATGTCAAGTTTCTGTCTTTCAAGATCAATTGTTTTCTCACCTAATGCCTGACGAACTTGAATTTCACGATCCATTCCCTTGATGATTGATTGTCTTGCACGTTTTTCAGCGTTTGCGCGACTTTCGGCGTTTATCTTTGCTTTCTTCGCACTTTCTTCACCCGCAAAGTCAGTCAACCCAATCCAATCAAGAAAGTCTTTAATTGCATCAACAACGACTTTAATGACCGCACCAAGCATTTCAAAAGCCACCTTGATGACGCCCAACGAATCAAGCAATTTGTAAATACCGACCGCAATCGCCGTGATGACACCAATCAATAAAAATAAAGGATTTGCCAAAATCGCTTTTCCTAAACTTATGATCGTACTTCCTAATGATTTGATTGAACCGATTGCCTTGCCGAATGTCATTTTGCTGACATTGTTTGAAAGCGTTGTTGCTTGCTTGCTTGCCGTGTCGAAATCCATTCGTGCCAACGACGCACCGACCTCACCAAGACCGTCACCGAAAACCGAAAACCCTTTGTTGTCTGCAAGAATATCAACTTGCTTATCAACCCCGATAATGGTTTGACGCATTGAAACCGCTTCTTTTTGCAAAGCAGCAAACTCTTCCGACGCGGATTTTCCTGAAAATGCGAGTTCGTACATTCTGTCTTCAAGTTCACCAAGACGCGACGAAAGCGGTGCGGTGTCCTTATAAACGTCATCAAACTTTTTGCCTAAATCAAACTTGTCCGTTGCGGTGTTGATGTCTTTCACCTGGTTCTCGGTTTGTTTCAACGCTTTATTCAGTCGATCGACTTCTTTCGGATCGGTCGCCGTTTTCAATTCGTTGCGCATCTTTGAAATTTCTGCATTCAAAGAACGAATTCCGTTCAGGTTTGGTCTTATTTCTACGTCAATAACTTTGTCAGCCATGTTTTTTATAATTTATGGGAATGAATGATGTTCCAAATTCCGTTATTCGCGACAACTTTCAAACTTTGATCTCTTGACAATCGAACGTTTGCGGATTGGTCAATTGTTGAAACCGATGCGACGACCTCATTCCCGCCTTGATTAACATCTTTTATGATTAAACTTTCGCCCTCGTACAAATCGGGATCGGGCAAAGTCAAAGCAATACCCGTGTCATCCAAATAAACAATTTCAACTTCGTCAGGGTTGACGGTCATGCTTGTTGTGATTTGTACGGATGTATATTTTTTTGATTCGTTTAGTTCGGGTATCTTTTCACCGTTTACATAGTACCCCGATTCGTTCACGATTTGGTCGTTTCCAATCACGACACCTTGCACATTTTGCCCGATTACGTTACCCGTTCCGACGACGCGGGCAAGACCTTGTGAATAGTTGATGTTGTTTATATCGTAAATATCAAGAATGATTGCGTTGATTGGCGGGTTTGGATCAACCGTTGTTCCCCCGTCAGTCACGTCAAACGTCGGAAGTGAAACCTCTTCGTCGGTTGTAATCAATTCAACCTTTGTCAATCCCGCTTTGTTTGCATTGTAGTCAATCACTTTGTTGATATTCCAATATGCGTTTCTTGTGAAAATTTTATCGTTTAGTTTAATGCTTGCGATGTCGGCACTATTCAAGTCAAACATTGCGGTCAGCATTTTGCCCGAATTGATTTGCGACATTGAACGACGGAAATGCAAGTTGAACAAATTGTTGTTTGTCAAATTGATTCCAGGATAAAAATAATAATCACAAACGGCAAAATTGATGTCAACCGTTGGGTTGTAATGGTCATCGAAATGCGAAACCGTCGGGTATGTTGTAATGTTTGCGATTCCCGTTTGACCAAAGTCATAAATATTGTAATTGTTGCAAGTGCTTGCACCGTTGTGCAATAGTATTCGAATGTTGTTTTTTGGCGCACCCCCAACCATTGACGGCACAATTGCGTTGTTTGGTGCGTTCAACGTCATCGGAGTCGGTGAAAATATCAATTCAAGTTTGTCGGTTTTTTGCTGAAATTCAGAATCAAAAATGAATTCGGCTTGTCCGTATATTTTGTTGATTGTGTTTTTGTACGTCGAATTAAAAACGTCTTTGTCTTCTTTGTAGGTGAAAATCTTTCTTTTACTTCCGAGTTCGGGCAAGAATTTAATCAATTGATTTTGCTTTTTGTCAATCTTCTTTTCCCAATTCAACGTATTGCCTTGGTCATAAAATGCGTCACGCGGTTGATAGATTATTTTATTCGGGTTGTTTGGATCGGGGTAAGCCATCAAAAAAGCCATATTGCAAACCGACTTGATGAAATCTTTTTGTTTCACTTTCTTCGGTATGTACAAATTCATGTCTTGTTCAAAACCGAATCCCGTCGTGTTTGCGGTCGTTTCAATTTTTATGTTGACTTGATTCACGTCAATTCGAGGGTTGACTGTCACGTTGCTACCTGATGGCAATTGACTATCTTTCCATTGTAAAAAAGAAAGCGGAACACCAAAAACCGATTGTGCTTGATTTGTGTCAAGTTCAAATGTTAAAACGTCAGTAGGTAAAACGTTGCCGATTGGAATGTTGACCGTTGCCGTTGATGTTCCGATTGTTGTGTCACCCGTTGAAATTGGTGATTGATTCACGGCAAAAGGAATCCCCGAAGTGCCTAAAGTAATATTAGGATTTACCACTTGACCTTGCGCAATCAATGTCGTTCCGTTCTTATATACTTTCCAATCACCCAAAAATCGAATTGCTTGGTTTGGAAATAGAGGCGACGGTGCAAGGTTGACAAGGTAAGCATCACCCCCACTTGTATTGTCAAGAATATAGTCAAGATCGATTTCAACGTTCAGGTTGATACCTTGACCTCCTGACAAATAAATCGGAACATCATAGACACCCGTTGACGGCGTGAATAGGTTTGCGTCATCTAATGCCTCCGACCATCCTGAAATTGTTCCACCACCGCTTGAAAATGACGACTTGTTTGCATGAACGTCAAAATTGTTGTCAATCAATGGGGCTTCACCGTTGTAAGGTATCACCAAATTGTCAAAGATTGCCCAATCAATAACGTCGTATGAAAAACCATTTGTCGCATGGATTTGGTCAAAGTAGTGTTTCACATATATCGCGGGGCGAAAGTCTGTAAGCAAATAGGAATTTGTGTCGTTCACCCCCATCGGGTAAACATACCCATCTGTAACGTCATTTGTAAATGATGCGACGACGTTCGTTGAACTGTATGTATGATTTAAATATGTGAAATCTAAATCGGTCAATTCCTTGCCACCGATACGGGTGAACAAGTCACGTTGTGCCGACTTGACAAGAATAACATAGTCCCCATCTTGTTGCGTTGCGCTTGTGTTTTGTGATTCGTTTATTTCAACCAATTGCAAAAAAGCATCCTCAACAATGACTTCACCGTTTTGAATCACCTCGCATTGTACCTTTGCGTTGAAATCAAATTCAAACGACGTCGCATTGATGTCAAAAAGCTGACCGAGAATTTGATGATTGTTGTCACTCCATGTTGCAATCAATTGCTTTGAGAATGTACCGCCCCGTTTTGATACGTCACGAATATCCGCAATGCCTAAATTGATCGAGCATGATGTACCTTGCTTTAGGTAAATGTTGCCTTTTGCCGTTTTGATGTGTGCCGTTTTACTATCCATTGATCGGATCGGTGTTTGCGATTCTTATTTTTATTTCCATTCGTTGCAACCTCTTTTGACGAAGTCGTGGAACGTTATAACTTTTGTCAGCTATTTCAGCAGAATACCAAACGCCGTCGGTTTGCAAATATACTTCGGGCGATGTGATCAGTTGCTTAAAAAGATTCAATTCGCTTTGTCGCTTGATGTGGTTCGTTCTAAGCGTTAATGTTTCAACCGCTGAAATGTTGAGGTGTTTACCCCCTCTTTCAAGCGTGTCATATCCCCATTGAAATTGATTGACCTCTCCGACAAGTTCTTGTTGAAATTCCGTTCGTTTGACCGCTCCGTTTAATTGGTCGTGAAGTTGGAAAGCGTATGAAAGCATTGAACCTTTGCGATCAAGGAACGCAACAACATAGTCGTTTATCGCGCAACGTCGGTCAAGGTGCAATGTGTAAGTTTGTGACAATGGCAAAAACACATCGTCAACGACATAGAAATCGTATGATGTGATTGAATCCGTCACAAGGTCGCCCGTTCCGCTGACCAAAGTCAACGACGCTTGCAAGTCAGCACCCGAAACCATCACTTGATCAATGAACCCGCCCGAATCAATTGGTTTACGATAAACAGTTCCCGCACTATTCACAAACTCCATGAAATAAATTGTTTCGGTTTGTGTTAAACAATTCACAAAAATGTCCTGGAAAGGTGTGATTGTGAAGTCGTCAGGCAAGTCGGTCAATAGTTTGCTATCATTACCCGTCAAATGATATTGCGTTTCGTCGTATTGTGTCCAACCTTGAAACGTGAACGCACCATTGTAAACAAATTTATTCCTTAATGCTTGCAAGTCACGGAAAATTGTTTTTCGATTGTCGGCGTAATTGACCGAACCGTTGATTGTTGGGTTCGTTATTTCTGACCACAATGAATTCACCGTGAAATCCGTCGTTCCATTCACGGCAACAACAACAAACAATCCTTGCAATGATGGATTTGCAACACCTCCGTCAGCTTGGTCAATGACAACCGCATCACCAACAACAAAAGAATGCGTTGTTGTAATTTTAACAAAATTGACATTTTGCAAAAGGGTGTTCGAATAGTCAATTGAAACAATGTATTCTTCGCCAACCTTTACGTCATATTGATAATATGATTTTGACGCATCAAAGCACGTTGAATTTGTCGGATCAAAGTCATGTGACACGAACCCTTGCAATAATTTTGAAAGATTTTGTTTGCCGTAACCGTTCACCACTTCGGGCGAAACCTTACGTTCTGCGATTTTGTTTGTCGTTCCCGCTTCGTATACGTCAAAGATATATCTGAATCCAGGTTCATTTTGATTCGTGGAATCTGCAATGTACCACAACGGATTAAATGCGGGTGAAATTTCGGTTGGTTTTGCGATGTTTGTGATTGCCATATCTGTATAGTAGAAAAACGGCGTTTTGTTTTACCAACTGATTGACAAGGTTTCTTCGAAATCGTTTGTGCTATATTTTGAGATCCACATATCTGCATACCTGATCGCATCCATTGCGTCGTCATTTGTTTTGTGAATTTCCTTGTCACGGATTTCACCGTTGATTTTTTTGTGCTTGTATGCTTTGTTTTCTCGTTGGATATTCTTCGCCTTGATGTCAATGTAGTTGATGCACGAACGAACGATTGTGATGCCCGCTTGCACGTCCTTATTTGCATTTAAGCAATAGTAACCCGCCTGACGTAGGTCGGCAATCAAATCGGGGCGTGCATGGTCGCAAATGATTTCGATGTCCTTTTCAATTCCCATTTCTTCAAATTTGGGAATCATGTCATTTGGTTTCAAATAGCTTTCATAAATGACTTCTTCATAATATCGTTCGTTTTCATAGTACCAAACGCGCACCAACGACAAAGGGTGAACATAACCAAAGTCCAAGCCGTAGCAATATTGTGTGAATCGTTTTGGGCGTTCTGTCAGCACCTCCCATTTTTGATAAACATTTTCCCGACTGACGGCGTGCAATCCAAGCGCATAAATATCGTA